TAATTAATAATAATCTTTGTAACATAGTTAGTGTTTATTGTACTAAAATAATAATTTTCTCCCCTGTAAAGAATGGCACTCCGGCATCTACTTCGAGCGTACCACTTGAGATAGTCCACTTTGCCCCTGTACCTGGTGTACCTGAATAAACGATAGTTTCAAATGATGTACCGCCACGGCTACCATAAAGCATAGTTTTACCCGCCCCACCCGGTATAACGATAGAGGTTTCCCCTCCCCCGGCAGTGTATTGTAATACCTGCGTAGTAGTTCCGCTAATAACCACCCCTGTAGGCGTTATGGTTGTACCCGCTAATGAGTATGCCCCTGTACCTTGATAGTTTACCTGGTAGGTGCTAATGTCCTTATTATTGCCCTGTAATGAGATTGATTGTAACCATACTAAGCCCGATACAATAACCAACCCTCCGGCAGTACCGTTATCAATAACAAACTTAAACGATACTATCTCCCTGGCAAGTTGGGAATTGAGCATGAACAGGTACGAATAGTCATCCAGTACAACCAATCCATCGCAGGAGATTGACCACGATGCAACATCCGGGCGGGATTCTTTGAACCATGCGGATGCTATTCCTGTGGTTTCCATCTCATTCACATTCACGCTGAATGTGCAATTCCTTGCACACGCTATTAGCGTATCAGTCATTGCGATTGAGTTGTAGCGGTATATGTTTAGCTTTTGGCCGGTTACGGGGGTCATCTGTTAGGTGTTAAAGTTTGCTTTGTACTAAAAGTTAAATTTGTGTTAGCAATTTGTAACGCAGTACCACTTATCGTATTGTTTACATAATCAATGGTACATGCACCCAAAATATACTTAAATGCGTTTATTGATATTGTTCCCGATGGGTCTGTAATTGCAAAGTTATTAACTAACCCGATAAAATAATCCCCCGCCTGATTGTAAACATTGTACTGCGTAAAAGACATATTAACACGAGGCTTGCTGAATATGTTGTAATACTGCGATAACAAAAGAATTGCAAGTGTGCTATAAGTAACACTACTATCCCCGTAACGAGTCCAGTTAAGTAACCCGTTATTAGATGTAGTTAGTAACGATTGAGATTGAGTACGTGAAACAATACCTGATATTGCGGTATAGTTACCTAACTTAACATTTACCTCTTTTTTATACGGTGAACTTGTGTTAACATTCTGAAAGGTGTATTTAGAATACTGCGATGTATAAGTTAACCGTGCATTGCCAAAGAATCCTTCTGTATGCGCCCCGCCTATTTGTGTACCTACTCTGAAAGTAATCTCTAATGTTCCCGATGCAGGCGCACCGCTTGAATCAATACTTATTCTTTGCGGGTTAACAATATCTCCCACTTCATACCTATAAGCCCCGGCTGATGTGGATGGATTGTATAACCATTCGGGGTCTGCCCCTGCTGCTTTCGTGTACTTGTAAAAGTTGCCACCGCCCACATCAATCTTTATTTCTATGTGCAAAAATGTAGCCCCTCCTGTTGTGCCATACCCATCAAATGACAAACTAACTTTATCGTATTGGTCTATCAGTACCGGAGTAGATACAAGCACCGTATTAGTAGTGCCTCCATCTAAAAACAATCCGGTAACTCCATTAGTTGTTTGCACATTAACCGAACCACTTGTGCCTATGGTTGTAGTCCAGTTATCCGGTGTGCCATTGGGAGCGTTACCTGCAATGTTGCTTAGCTTACTGAAATCTCCGTTAATAAGTTTATTATAATTGTAATCAATATCCCCGCTAACCTCTACTATTGGAAATCCCTTTGATAGTATTTTCGTTTGTGCATTGTTTACAAAATAGAACGGAGTCAGCGTATCACTTTGGTATGGCTGAATTGTGTAGTTCAATGTTTTTGTATAGGCAACATCGGCCGAAGTATCTTGATCCGTTTGGAATACCCGTATCGTATTGCTTGCCCTTTCGTTCACCGATGTAATCCACCACTCACCGCCCGACTGATATATTTGCGCCCCGAATGCGGTGCAAATGATTTCTATAATTTCGTAGCAGGTTAGATAAGCCTCCGAGCCTGTTTGCCAGTTACATTGAGTAACGTATATCTGCCGGAGTGCGCTTGTTGCATCTGATAGCTGCGATGTGTAGTAATTAACGGCAAAGTTTACTTTGTAGCCGCCCGGATATAATAAATAGGCAAGGCAGTTGTTTATTGTTTTAACAATACTTTCTGTACTTGTCAGAAGCGGTACACCGGGTAAGTAGGTAACCGATTTTAATTGCCCGATTGCATCTACACAAATTATATCAATGATTGTACTCCCTGTTGTGAATGGCAATGAAATAGTATCCATTAATATAAAGCCATTCCACAACAAATAGGTTGTACCACTTGCATAAAATTTAACAAAGTATTTTCTATCATCAGTAGATAAGAAGTCAGGGAACGGCCCTGTAAAGTTTGTGAAGTCTGCCCGTATTGTAAATGTAGTGGGTAGTATTGGTTGGAATGGGTCATCGTTAGAGGCAAGGCAATCAAGCACAAATGGATTGAGTGATGTGTTAATGGGGTATGTTGCCCCTGTGTATAGTTTCTCCCATATTTCAGCCGTGAAAGTATGCCCAGATTTGCCTACTGCTGATAGGGTGTATTTCTTTCCGTATGCAGGTGGTACTACTGCCGGGGGTATTTCTACCGGATTTGATTCGGTACAGGGATCGCCCTCCGTAACCCGGCTATTGTAAGGCGGTACAGTAGGTATGCCACCTACGTATATTTCAGCCGTGTAGTCACGGGTTGTATCCATGCAGTAACCTGTGTCAAAATCTAACTTTGCGGTATTATATCCTACCACTACATCATCCCCGCCACAATCTACAAAACTTATATAAACGAATCCATCATCCGAGGCGGTAAGGTCACCTGCTATAATATCAATTACTACTTTCTTACAAAAACCTGCCATTGTATTACGTTGTAAGTGAGCGGAATGTTCCCGTTCTTTGTTGTGAAAGGAATATATCGTTACCCCTAATTATACCCTCTACCATTACCCTGCTACTATTACTCCCCCCCATCTGCGATGCCGATGCAATGATTGACTTCATTTGGTCGGGGCGTACAATATGCTCTGTGCCGTGTAGCATTACAGGATAGCCGGATTGTGGGCCGGAAACGGTGCCGCCTTGTGAGAAGCCGAGAAGTTTACCGAAGCCAGTCAGAAACTTGCCTGCGCCTGCTCCGCCGCCTAACCCCGGCAATGCCATTAATATACCTTGAAAGATTGCCGCCCTCGCTGCTGCCATTGCAATATCAATAGCCAACTGCTTAAACATATTACCAAACGCCTCACCAATATTACCCCCATTTACCATTGCATTAGCTATACCTGTTATGCCCTGCATTGCTCTATCGGTCAACTGATTTGCTAATTCAACACGGGCATTCTTTTGGTCATCTAATTCAATTTGCCTTGCAGTAATTTCATTTAATTGAGCATTACTATCCATCCTTAGTTTGAGATTGGTTAGGTCTTTCTCTTTTGCTTTCTCTTGCGTAATAAAGCCCTGCCCCATCATCTGTGCCTGTAACCGCTTGTATATTTGGATTTGCTCTTCTAAAACTTTGTTTTCATCTTTTACTGCAACCTCTTTGGGTTTACCGCCGCCGCCACCACTTTGCGGTGCAGTTCTTGAACCTACTAATGTTTTTTCTAAATTGATTGCTTTAGTTAAAGCATCTTGACTAAGTTTATTAAACTGCTCAATATTTTTATTTGCATTAACATATCTACTTGACATTTCATTTGCAGCAGCACTTGCAATCGAACCTAACCCACCAAAAGCAGCTTTTGCTCCAGTAACTGCCTGCTCCATCAAACTCATGTTATAAACCTCGCCGGTAGATATTTTAGCCTGTAATTCTGCTGCTTTAGCAGCAAATAATTGTGCTTGTGTTCTAAGATTTATAGATTGTACTACGGTGGCAGTATTTTTTACCATTAATGCCTCTGCCTCTTGCATTGTTTTTGCATAACCTATTGAACTTCCAAGCGTTTCATTATACTTTTTTAATGCTTCATCTTTGCTTAAAACTCCTGCACGTGCTGATTGAAAATTTGTTTTTGCATCTACTAACTTAACATTAAAATCAGTTACTGATTTAGTAGATGCCTGTAATGCCTCATCAGATTCTTTTATACCTCTTGTCCAATACGTTAATCCTACTTGGGCAAATTGTATCCCTGCCATTAAAGCAGAAAATGCCAACCCTGCTGCACCTGCTGCTGGCAATAGTTGAGTTAAGTTGTTTTGTATTGCCATAAATCCGAATGGCAAATCCTGCAATACCCTACTCATTCCGGTAAAGTCAGTACCCAGTTTCTTAGTTGCACCGCCGGCCTTACCGCTTGCCGAACTAATGCCATCCAACCCTGCAATAGTCTGATTAAACTTTGCAAGCGCATCCTTATTATCAGCGGTAATCGTTATCCGGAGTTTCTCTTCTGCCATCTTATATTGCTTGACTAAGTTTCTTCATGTTCTCTATAAATTGTTCCTGCGTTAATCTCTCGCCCCGATCCGGTTGCTCATCCGTTGACAAAGGTAAGAACTCTGCTATATCTTTTCGCTTGCCGCTTTCGGTGTTCGTGCAATAAATGATATAGGCTATCATTCGTGTACGCTGCCATTCGGCTAACTGCTTCGCTTCGTAACCTTTCCTATAAAGCAAAAATTCTCGCCATGTAGCCCTCCAAAAACCTTCGATGGTCATTCCGGCTTCAATGGCGAGAACAAGTATCTCATCCCAAGTCTTTTCCCTTAACTTTTTTT